CATGTTCATCACCAAACCCAAAGGACAATTCGACAGGATGGCCATCATCTAATGCCAGCCAAGAACAGGCCAGACCTCAAGACCGCAGACTGGAAACGTGTACGTACGTACATCCTCGAGCGTGACGCACACACCTGCGCATATTGTGGGGCCGAGGCAGCCACCGTCGACCACATCATCCCAGCCAGCATGGGCGGCAGCGCCGACCCATCCAACCTGATCGCAGCCTGCAACCGATGCAACGGAACCAAGTCCAACAAAGTCCACGCCCGAACCAACTGGGTAAACACCCGGTGGGGGGTACGCCTATCGTGACCGCACAGCGATGACCACCTAGGTCGTCGCACAATCCGCCCTCCATTTTTTTGGAGGGCACCTCCACATCCCGTGCCGCCCACCGCCACGCATCCCCGAGTTGAAAAGGTTTGGCGAACTGGCACAAACGACAGACAGGACAAAGCATGACTAACGCATCGTGGCGCGATATGCCGACCGGAAATCGCAATGCTCTTGAGATGACACTTGATTCGCTTGGTTGGATTGGTAAAGAACACGCTGCGATTGTGGCCTTGTGTTTGGCAACCGCCTCGAGCCTCGATGACGAATACACGGCGGCGAAGTCGTCGTCGTATTTGCAGGCGTTGCGGATGTTGCGCAACTCTGCCCCGGACGGTGCGCCGGTTGACGAACTCGAAGCTTTGTTGACTCGATGACGTTTAGTCCGACTCGTCACACGCCGCCGTTGACGGATGCGTTCGAGTCGAGCATTGACCGACTGTTGCCGGTGATTGAGTTGGCGTGGTCGGTGGCGACTCCGGGTTTTCGGTTTGATGACTGGCAGATTGAGTTGATGCGTCGGATTACCGAGTTGTTGCCGTCGGGCGAACTGCGCTGGCGATCGGTGTTGGTGTCGATGGGCCGTCAGAACGGTAAGAGTGAAATCGTGGGGGCGTTGGGTATTTGGGCGCTGTTGCGTAAGTCCGGAACATACAACGTCGGTGTCGCCTCGACGGCGGAGCAGGCGCGTCTGGTGTATGACCGGGTGCAACGTGTGATTGCGTCGAACCCGGCACTAGAACGTCGGATGGCGAAACTGACTGAAACGAGAGGAATCAAAAGTAATGACGGGTCGCGTTATGAAATCAAAGCGAGCAACGCAAACACTTTGCAGGGTATCCCTGTATCTGTTGGGATTGTTGATGAGGTGCATCTTGTGGAGTCAAAGGTGTGGGACGCGCTTGCTTCTGGTACTGGCGCAAGGCCAGATACGTTGCTGGTCGGTATTACGACAGCAGGCGACGAAAACTCCGAACTCCTGAACCGTCTGTACGCCAATTCTGAAAAGGGTATTGCTGGTGATCTTGAACGGTTTGGGTCGTGGATTTGGGAGGCCTCCGATGCGGTCGTGCCCGACGACGATGACGAGCTGCTCGGTTTGTTGATGGAGGCTAACCCTGCGTTACAGTCTGGGCGCATTGACCCGAAATTGTTGCTTGATGATGTTCGTGCGCTGCCGACCGACGACATCGTGCGCTACCGACTGAACAGGTTTATTCAGTCGGGCAAGAAAACGTTTATCCCGGCGGAGTTGTGGCAGAAGTGTGAACGGTCGTTTGATGCGGTCATGCCTCGCGGTGACGTTGTGTTTGCGATTGACCGGACACCGGACTGGGAACACGCAACCATCGCGGCGGCGGTCAAGGTCGACGATGTGATCTACACGGAACTTGTGGCCTCGATAAACAAACCGTCGCTCGAACAACTGCTTTACATCTGTGGCCAGTTGATGGACCATTCACCCAGGGCAATCATCGTCGACGGCTACACGCTCCGCGACTTGTATAAAGAGCTCAAGACTCGTGGCTATCCTGCCGAAACGGCGACACTCGGCGACATCGTCAACGCTTCGTCGATGTTTTACGCCCGTCTGGCCCGGCGTACTTTGATTCACGCTGGTGATCCGTTGTTGTCGATTCAGGTGCCGCGTACGGTGCGCAAGATGATTGGTGAGGGGTTCCGGGTGTCGCGGCGTGACAGCGCGGTGGAGATTGATGCGGTGATGGCTACATTGTTGGCGACGTTCGGCGCGGACACTTTGCGAGAGCAAACACTTCAAGTATTCTGATAGGTCTATGAATAACGACAACATCGACGGCTACGCGGTTCCTACGGATCCAATGGATTTACTTCAATGCGATTCGTGTCAGTAACTTGTGCTAACATCTAATCGGTCGCGAGAAAAGGAATTGATTTGGGAATTGACCACCCGGGTCTCCTGTCGCAATCCCCTATCCGAACTCAAGGGCGGATGGGGGATTACCTTTAGGGGATGAATAGGTTATTCGACGCGGTAAAACCCGTAAGGGAATTGCGGCGGACTCCGGTTCGATTCCGGACATCTCCACGACACGCAGAAAACGAATTGTTGCACTAGTGCAAGAATGGTGTCATACTGATACCAATGGGATTCTTAGATTTTCTAAATCCGACGCGTTTTCTTGATTACGCGGATTCATTCGTGCCCGGATTCGAGGAACGCAGTTCAGGCATTGTGCCACCGCCGCGTTCGGCGACTTCGGGGGTCACAACCAACGACGCTCTCTCGTTGGCTTCCGTCTATCGTTCCGTAAGCATCATCGCCACAGCGATGAAACAGCTGGGAATCCACGTTTACCGTGACGACGCCGAAGTGACCCCCACCCCGTTGGTAATCCGTCAACCGGACATCAAGGTGACGCGCGAAGTATGGATGGAACAGACCATCAATTCGATGGCGTTGGCTGGTAACGCTTACTGGCTGATTGGTCGTAACGGTCGCGGCGAAACGGTCAACCTCGAAGTGTTGAACCCGTTCGACGTTATGATCCAAACCGACGATTACGGCAACGCGCTTTATTACACTTACCGTGGCACAATCCGTTACGAACTCAACGACCTGCAACACTTGTCGATGATGCGTGTGCCCGGCAACGTGTATGGTCTTGGACCGATTCAGGCCGCACAAAAAGAACTGCTGAACGCACGGGACACTCGTGACTATGCGTCGGTGTGGTTCACCGATTCGGGTATCCCCAACGGTGTGCTGAAGTCCGACCAGATGTTGTCACCCGATCAGGCCTCCGCTGCTAAGGATGCGTGGAACCTGACCGCTGGTGCTAAGAACGGTGTGGCCGTTCTCGGCAACGGGCTGAACTATCAGCCGATGTACCTGAACCCTCGTGATTCGATGTTCATTGAGTCGCAGGCGTGGAATGTGCAGCAGGTTGCCCGGTTGTTCGGTGTCCCAGCGAACATGCTTCTTGCCTCTGTCGATGGCAACTCGATGACGTACACCAACATGGAGCAGGAGCAGATGGCGTTTGTGCGCTACACCCTGTCGCAATACATCGTGGAGATTGAGTCGGCGCTGTCGCATTTGACGACGCGCGGCACGATGGTGAAAATCAACGTCGACTCGTTGCTCCGTTCAGACACGCTTACCCGTTATCAGGCACACGCGATTGCCATCGCCTCCGGGTGGATGACCGTCGATGAAGTTCGTGCCATCGAGGACTTGCCAACCGTAGGAGGAGATTTTAGTGCAGTCAGTTGAAACCCGTGACATGGAGTTCCGTGTCGTCGACAAAGATAAGCGTGAAGTTGCTGGCATTGCTGTGCCCTACGAGACGATGAACAACGGTGAGATGTTTGCTCGTAACTCGGTGACTTTAGACCCGGAGGCGAAACTGATGTGGCAACACGATCAGCGTGAACCTATCGGCAAGATTACTGAGGGTCGTCACACCGAGGCCGGGTTTGAGATTCGTGCTGTCATTTCGGAAACGCAGCGCGGCCTCGACGCAATCACCCTGCTCGATGATGGTGTCATCAACAAGTTTTCGGTTGGGTTCGTCATGCGCGATTCCAAGATGGACGACAACCGCAACCGTATTGTCACCGACGCATTCGTGCGTGAGGTGTCGCTAGTTTCGTTCCCGTGGTACTCAGACGCATCTGTGACTGAGGTTCGCGAGGACGACACCGACCCGGAAATCCCGGACTCGGCTTCCCCCAAGGAGGAAACTGTGGAGGAAATTACTCCCACCGATTCCGGCCTCGCCGAGGTCCGCGAATCAATCCAGATGCTCGAGCGAGAAATTGCTGGCATCAACAAGGTCGAGGCTGTTGCCCCGTCCTACCGCACCGCAGGTGACTACCTGCAGGCACTTGTTGCAAACGACGAGAACGCAGTCAAGGTTTACGAGCGTGCTTACACCGGTGCAACCACCGCCGACAGCGTTACCACGCCCATCGACGTTGACCTGATCCGTTTGGTCGAAGCAGCCAACCCTCTGGGTGCTGTGTTCGGTACGGGTGTCACCCCGGCAACGGGCATGACCATCACGTTTGCACAGGTTCTGTCGACGACTGACGGCACCGCCACGCAGGCCGCCGAGGGTGACGATCTTGGTTACAGCGAACTTCGTCTGGAAACCAAGACCGAGAACATCATCACGGTCGGAAACCACACCGAACTGTCACGTCAGGTCATCGACCGTTCATCGGTTGACTACCTGAACTCGGTTCTCCGCATGCAGGCCATCCAACTCGGCAAGTCGCTTGCAACCCAGTTGCGCACCGCGTACAAGGCTGTTGTCACCGCACAGCGCGCCGCCAACAACGAGGTCACGCTTTCGGCAAACACGTACGACGGATGGGTTGGCGCACTTGCAGACGCAGCTGCGACCTACTTCGAGCCAAACGGTGTGCAGATTGACGCACTCATCGTTGACAAGCTCACGTTCAAGCAGTTGCTCGCTCTCGACGGAACCCCGGTCATCTCCTTTGCTGGAGAAAACCTCGGCGCGGTCGGTTCGGCAAACGTGTCGGGACTCCGTGGATCCATTGCTGGTATCCCGATTGTCGTTGACGCAAACCTGCACCCCACGAACCAGGACGAATGTGCATTCGTGTCGTCGCTGGCTCTCCGCCAGTACACGTCCGGTGCGCTTCGCCTCTCGCAGGAGAACGCCATCAACCTGTCCGAGGCATTCTCGCTGTCGACCTACACGGCGACTGCGGACGAATACCCCTCGTTCATCATCCCGGTCGTTATCTAATAACGACTGACGATAAGGACAAACCATGTCACAACCAGTACCTGCTTACCAAGCGTTAAAGGATTACGTCGGTGCGACGGCTCCTGATGATGCGTTTGTTGAGGCGTGCTGGGATGAGGCTACGGCTCTAGTCGCCAAGTTCGTGGGTACTGCGACGGTAAACGCAGACGTTCTGTTCCGCGCCA